AGCAGCCTTGACACTATTAGAGTATCGTAGCATTGGCTCAAACGAATCCTCGTCTGCCAAGTACGATTTAGGATCGGTGCATCGAACGCCAGAATGTTTTGGCCGATTATTAACGTAGCGTCCTTTAAATACGCCCCGAGGGTCGCGGCTTCCTTCCATGTCTTTATCTCTTTACTGTCAATGTCTTTAGTGATTACCAAGTGAATCGTACGGTGATCCGTCGATGTTTCGATGTCCAGCACTAGCCTTTTCATATCTGGCTTTCAGTTCTTCATACTCGTGGATTAGACTCTGGTGATTCCTTAGTAGCTCGTCATACTTCCCCTCCAGTTCCCACACCCGAGCCACGAGTGATTCTATGTCCATCATAATGTTTCCTCAACCTCAAGCATTCTGCCTGTGTAAGTGTCAAACAACAAGTGACACGCAGGGCCGGTGTAGCCATTGTACCTGTTCTTGGCCACCGAAACCTTTGTCGTGTGCCTGTCATTGTGATCCTCTGCCATGCTGTTGCGCTCCAGTGTAATCACTGCATCCGACAACTGAGCGATGGCCCCTGATCCCCGTAACTGAGACAACGACACTGCCTGTCCATCCTCGTGTCCTGCATTGCCCGTGGGCCTGCGAAGGTGAGACACACAGAATAGCGTAATCCCAAGTTCCTGTACCAGTGTCCGTAGCTTAGTCATCAGGTTGTCAATGGCCTTACGCTCGTCTCCTAAGTCCTGCCCTGACACCACGATACTGATGTGATCCAGGAACACAACCTTACAGTCCAAAGCCTTGGCCATATACCGGATACGGTTGAGCACATTCTCAATCTCCAGCGATCCGAAGTGGTCGAACAGGAACACCCTACCAGTTCCCAGAGTCGCATCGAAGGCATCCTTCAGTTCTTCGCCGGTCACTGGAGTATCTGGCAAGTGCAGCATCTTGTTAGCGTGTACTGACATGATGCTTCGTGCTGTCTTGCGTACAGACTCTTCCAGGAACATGGCTCCAATCTTCCAGTCCGTAGTCTTGAGCAGTCCGTACAGGATTTCCCGTAGGAACTGACTCTTACCCAAACCTGACCCGGCTGTGACAGTAATCAACTCAGCGTCACGGATGCCGTACAGCAGCTTGTTCAGTCCTTTCCACGGGTAATGCGCCTTAGCAGGCTGCTCGGGAGTGCTAACAGAGTCCCACAGATCAGCCGAGTTAACGATACCGTCCGGTACATAGACTTCTGCTTTCCACCACTCTGAAACAAATTCCTTAGTCGCGCCAGCAATGAGGTAGTCACAAGCATCTTTGAACCCCGACAGATGTTTTACGATCTTCGCCTTAGGCCCAAACAACTCAGCCACTTCTTTGGCTGCCTTGCGTCCAGGCTCATCAGCATCAAAGCAGATTACAATGTTCTCGAAACTGTCCAGCCACTCAAACTGTGTCTTACAGTCCTTCAGGGCTGCGTTAGCACCGTTACGGATAGACACAACAGGCCACTGACTCCCGGTAAGTTGGTAAGCAGCAAGGGCATCCAGTTCGCCTTCGACCAAAGTAACATACTTACCTCCCTGATGAAACAGGTTTTGACCAAACAGTTTAGCCTGTTGGAAGTCTCCACGGATTGAGAACTTCTTTTCTTCTACATTCCTGACCTTGTAAGCGACGACGGTAGAATCATTGTCAAGATACGGGTAATAATGGTTTGAATCATCTTGAAGGACTCCGAACTTTTCACAGGTTTGTCGATTGATACCACGCTCAGGGATGCCCCTGACAGTGCCGCTAACGCTCAGGCTCTTAGCCTTGGGCGGTTTCGGTGCTTGTTGAGTGTCTTCCACGCTAACCCTCGTAGTGTTACAAGCAAAGCAGTGAGTGTGCCCGTCATCGTACAGCGCATTAGCGTCTGAACTGCCGCAGGACTCACAGGCAACATGCTTCACGAACTTTGATTCTGTCAAGATTTCTTCTCCACAGGAACAGCCAAAAGCCAATTAGAACCCAACATTCTAACAGATTTCACCCATTTTCGCATGTTTGCACGGTTTAATTCCACGCTGGCGTTAGGGTTATTCCACAGCTTGCGTACCTTCGTGAGCATTTTAGTATTCATTCTGCACCTCTGCTGCCTTCTCGTCTGCTTCGTCTTCCAGGCGTTGCAGTGCCTTGGCGTTGAGGCTGTCCACAGGGAATTCCTTGTCGTCAATGGCCAGAGACAGGATAGAGGCTCGATAGTTCCGGTGAATCTTAGCCTCAACCGTCACCAAACAGTCACCAATGTAGGTTTCAAAGATAAAGGTCACGATGCCATCCTATAGAGTCCAATGTTAGCGAATGCGTAGCCAATGTAACAGACAAACATAGGCGTATTGCCTTTGTATAGCTGCTCCAAGGCTACGCCGAGGTAGATCAAGCCCGTTACAGCGATCAGCCATGCACTCATTGTACCACCTCCGCATCCCTGCAAGCGATCCAGTTGCGTGCATGGAACTGGTCACGCTCACGAACCCAGAATACAGCCTCATCAGGGTCAAACCACACCACATCGAACTGCTCTCCGACGTGTTGACTGTACCAGAACAGACCATCGGAACAGCCCTTGACTTGAATCTTGATTACTTTTCGATCAGACATGATAAGACCACCACAAGAACAGTTGACAATAAGACGATCATCGATCATCGTCCCACTCAGACATCACACGGTTTATGTCTTTCATGACGACATCAAACCCATAAAGACGCATCAAATCGACAATGGCATGAACAGTCCCAAAGTAATAACATTCTTCCTGGAATGCTTGATTGTCACCTAGAGACCTCAGATATTCCCCTTCCAGGGTGCTCAGATCGTCGTCAACGTGCATGATTTCCTCTTAAAAGTTAACATTAACAGTTAAAATGTTATAAGTATCTTATAATATTTATTCTTTTATGTTCTCTTCTCTGTATAGATCATTATAGTCTACTTCTTCGAACTTGTCAACCCCCTCATCAATGTCCCCACAGTTGGCCAAGTCCTCCCGTGTCCACACAGGGACATCGGCCATTGTTGACACCTCGTTAAAGCAGCCATTGCACAGGTCAAGGTAAGCCCCCGTGATGGCATGTTTACGGGTTGACTCGTAGTCGTTTAGGTTCTTGTTACAGCACACGCAGCGCATGATTTATTTCCTTGATTGTAGTTAATTTACAACAGTGCATCTGACCACTCAGGGTTTACCCTAGGTTGCCTTGGATGCTTTACTGGTTCCAGCGGTTGACCTTTGAAGGTTGGAAAAGGCCAGTGTTTAAGCAATGAACAACGCTTCAGGCTACCTTGGTATTCCCCGACCCAAGATAACGCCTCTACGGGCCTTTTAAGGGCCTTCCTGGGGCTTTTGTTTGTCAATAGTTCTCCATCCATTTCATTGTCCTTTCAATTGCTTCACTTTCGGTGGAGTCAATCCTGACACTACGGATAGTGTCGCCGGTGTCCTTGTCGATCAATTCCAACACGTATTGACCTGGGATGTTTGAGTCAAAGACATAAACAGTGCAATGTTTGTTTGAGTCAGTGAACACTAACATTATCAGGGCTTTGCAGTGTTCAGAGCACGGGTGATACGCCACTTCGCTGCCTGTTCGCTCTTACAGATGCGGGACAGTGTGCCCTTGGCATTGAATACATCAAACTTAGACGGCTTCCCGGCCTTTTTGAATTCAACAATGGCGAAGTTCTTGTAGATGATGGTTTTCATGGTCAATTTTCCTTCAGTTGGTCAGTTAGAGGTTTTCACAATACGAAACAAGCCCATTGGTTCACCATTGGCATCAGGGTGATCGTTCCACAATGCCCAGAGCTTACATTGTACCCGGTCACTGTTGCGGTATGCAACAATGCCTGTTGACTTAAAAACAACAGCATACATTTAGAACCCTCCAGCAAGTAAGACACCCAACCCAGCGAAGACAATCACCAGGACGATAGCGTCAACGATAGTTGACCCGAAGACAGTGTTTTTCATGTTTGACCTCACAGTGTAACGGTTGACTGAGTGAAGCAAAAGACGTATCCCTTGCCATCGGCAGAGTCGCCATATGCCATTGTGCCATGCTCAGGCGCATACTTGAGTTTAGTCTCAATCAACGCCTTGGCCGCTACTGCGTGACGATCCAAGCACGACAACGCATGGTCAAACGGTACGGTGACACAGTGGCCGCTGGCGGTGTACGCCTTGATCCGTGAACCACGGGTGTTCGTAGGGCCAAGGTACTTGGTGTGAATGGCGATCATGGTGTAGGTCCTCTGTTGATTGATGATGGGTGAATTGTGTCTGTGTTGTCTGTGTAGTATATAGGGATAAACCCTTAGACTTTGCTTTGTAGTTCGTCGATCTGCTTTTGCAGCTTTTCAATGGCCACACGGCATCGCTCTTTCTGCTTGGCGTCCTTGCTCTGCTTCAGTACTACCTGTTGCCAATACAGGCTTGTTTCCAGGGCCTTAAGTGTCGATTGCATTTGCTTGCTCCTGTTGCGTTGTCGATGTAGTGACTGTAGCACAAACAAATGTCCTACGCAAGTGTAGGGTCTATTGTATTTTTCAATGATGGCCTGGGTGTCAATAGGAACTTCAGAATGACGCTAGAGGCACCTCCATCGCCTCTCACGTCCTGCTAATGCAAACGCATTCTCAATAGACTTCATCAGTACACTGACGATCAGTACGCTGACAAGACCATGCAAGATCCGTGCCAGGTCATTGAAGACGGGGGGAGGGGTCAAGCTCTGTGAGTTTATTTTGGTGGAGCCTCTAACGTTCACAAAAGAGTAAAAATAGACCTAAAGAAATTAGGGACAGAGTCGTCATGTAAGACACTGTAAGTTATTGTCAGTGTTAGAAAAATGGGGACAGAGTCAAAAGAGACGATGACGGAACACGGACACCCTGGAAGGGAGACGTTAGAGGGAGCAAATGAAAGAAAAAACAAGAAAGTTAAAGAAAACGCTTGACAAGAAGACAAACCTATGATATAATAGTACTATGATGTAAGCGTTAGAGTACACTAAGAAGACATAGAAGTCATAGATGACTTAGATGTTAAATATTATAAGTAATATTATAAGTACTTATAATAATAACTATTAATAATTTACATTATAAGTTAACTTTAATGTAGGATTGTCTCCTTAAAGGATAAAGACACATGACCAAGCCTAATGGCAATAAGATTGGAAGACCGTCTAAAAGTGATCTTGTCGAAACAAAGTCACGAACTTTAGGTAAACGTGGTCGTCCCCCAGGTGATGCAGCCATTATCAATGACTATAAGCTCAGGATGTTGAACAGTCCTAAGAGTGCTAAGGTCTTAGAGAAAATATACGAAGCTGCACTTAACGATGAACATGCACACCAAGCTGCTGCTTGGAAGCTGATTGTCGATCGTATTGTTCCTGTGTCTGCTTTCGATCAAAGCAAGCAAGCTGGTCAAATGCCTCAGATCAGCATTAACATCTCTGGTTTGAATGAACCCAAGGTGTCTACTTCTGATGATGTGATTGACGTATGACAGCCTTAAACTTTCAACTACTGAACTGGCAAAAGACTGTCTTCACCGACAAGACTCGCTTCAAGATCGTGGCTGCTGGTCGTCGATGTGGTAAGTCCAGGCTGTCTGCAGTTACGCTGCTCATAGAGGCTTTAAACTGTCCTGAAGGCTCTAGCGTGATGTATGTGGCCCCTACAATGGGTCAAGCTAGATCGATTATCTGGGAACTGTTACATGACCTTGGAAGGCCTGTCATCAAGACCAGCCATGTGAACAACCTTGAGATTACGCTTCTCAATGGTCGTAAGATTCTTGTTCGTGGTGCTGACAATCCTGACAGTCTTCGTGGTGTGTCTTTGACTTATCTGGTGCTTGACGAGTGCGCCTTCATTAAGCAGGATGTCTGGGAGAAGATTCTTCGTGCTGCTTTGTCGGATCGCAAGGGTCGAGCATTGTTTATTTCTACTCCGTCTGGGCGTAACTGGTTCTACGATGTCTTCAACCTCGGACAGTCCGGTGAGGACGAAGAGTGGAAGTCTTGGCACTTTACAACCCAAGACAACGAAACGATTGATCCAAAGGAAATTGAAGCAGCTAAGCGAACACTAAGCTCCTTTGCTTTCAAGCAGGAGTACTTGTCTTCGTTTGACACCGCTGGTGCTGATGTCTTCAAGGAACAATGGTTCAAGACTGGGAAAGAACCTAAAGATGGTTCTTATGTCGTGGCTATTGACTTGGCAGGGTTTGAGGATGTAGCAAAGAACGCAAGTGCTGCCAAGAAAAAGCTAGATGAATCTGCAATTGCTATCGTAAAGGTGACAGATGACGGTGATTGGTTCGTACACAAAGTTGTTCATGGTCGGTGGGATATACGAGAGACTGCCGTAAATATCCTGAAGACTGTCAGAGACTACGAGCCTATTGCTGTTGGTATTGAGCGTGGTGCGCTTAAGAATGCTGTGTTGCCTTACCTCAACGACTTGATGAGAAAGAACAACATCTATGCACACATTCAAGACCTTACTCACGGCAACAAAAAGAAAGCTGATCGTGTTATTTGGGCGTTGCAAGGGCGCATGGAACACGGTCGTGTCACTTTTAATGAAGACGAAGATTGGGACGAACTGAAGGATCAGTTGATGATGTTCCCCACCAACGGCGTACACGACGATCTGGTGGATGCTTTGTCTTA